TTGCTCTTAGTTCTTCTGCACCTGTATTCTTTTTAATGTCCAACAAGTCAAAGATATCTTTATGCCAAGGTTCAAGATAAATTGCGGCAGAACCTGGTCTTCTACCTTGTTGGTTAAAGAATCTTAATGATTCATTTGCTATTTTAAGATATTTTAACAAACCTCCAGCAAAACCACCAGATGTGCTTAATCTACTCTCCTTACTTCTAATATTTGACATACAAAGCCCAATACCTGCAGCATCGGCAGAATAAGTAGAAATGTCATTCATCGTGGCCAACAATCCCTCTCTTGAGTCATCATTGTTATAATGTAGAACACAAGATGCCAATTGAGGAATCTTTGTACCCGCATTAATCATAATTGGTGTTGCAGGGGATATTAATTGATTTGATAATGACTTGTAGTATTCTACAGCTTCATCAAATGATTTTGTTACCCATAGTGCAACCCTCATATACATATGTTGGGGTCTTTCCACAGTTACACCTTCAGGTGTTTTTAACAAATACATTTCAAATAAGGAACGCCAAGCAAAGTAATCAAAGTTATAATCGTTTTCGTGATTGATTACTTCATCAATATTTAAATCACCATAGGAATCAATCATATTGATTAACTCTTGATTTACAATACCAAGGTCGGCCAACGACTTCATTGTTTCACTAAAACTCTCATTTGTTTCTTTGTGATATGAAGATATTGCAACAGAAGATGCCAACCTCGAATAATCGTGGTGGCTACCTGTATATGATGCAGCAATTTCATAAATCAACTTATCAAGTTGTTTTGTTGATATGACACCTTCTGTTGGTACGGAAGTAATAACCTTAATAAAAATCTGGTCAGAGTTTACATTTAAGTTCTTACTCGCTTTTTTTATTCTGTTTTGTATTTTGGTGGGGTTAAAGGATACAACATCCCCATCCCTTTTTTGAATTCTTAATGACATAGTTTAATTTTAAAAATCGTCTGTGAATGAAATTGTTTCGTTAAGTTTTGCTTTTTGATACTCAACCGTTCTTGATTCAAAGAAGTTACCTTTTGTTTCAACGGCAATTTGTTCCATAAACTTGAATGGTTGTTCTACATTGAAATGTTTACTACATCCCAACTTAACCAGTAAACCATCAACAACAAACTCCAAATATTGTTTCATAAGATTGGAGTTCATACCGATTAAAGATACTGGTAGTGATTCTGTAATAAACTCTTTTTCAATTTCCAATGCTGAAAGTAATATTTCTTTTATTCTTTTTTCACTTGGTTTGTTTTCAATATGGTTGTTCAATAAGTGAATTGCGAAATCACAATGTAGGTTTTCATCTTTGAAAATCAAGGAGTTAGCATTACAAAGTCCTTGCATAATTCCTCTTGATTTCAACCAAAAGATAGAACAGAATGAACCTGAAAAGAATATACCTTCTACCGCAGCAAAAGCTACCAATCTTTCTTGGAAGGATGCTTTTTCAATCCAATTTAATGCCCACTTGGCTTTCTTCTGAACTGCGGGTAATCTATCGATTGCATTGAAACATTCATCTTTTTCTTCAGGATTGGATATATAAGTATCAATTAACAAAGAATACATTAGTGAATGGATATTTTCCATCATCAATTGAAATCCATAGAAAAATTTTGCTTCAGGATATTGCACTTCTCTATAAAAGTTTTCAGCCAAGTTCTCATTGACAATCCCATCAGATGCTGCAAAGAATGATAATACATTTTTAACAAAGTATTGTTCATTCTCTGATAAGTTCTGCCAATCCCTAATGTCTCCACTTAAATCAACTTCTTCAGCTGTCCAAAACGCAGCCTGATGTTGTTTGTAGTATTCCCAAATGTCGTGGTATTGGATTGGGAAAATCACAAAACGATTGGGATTTTCTGTTAATATTTTTTCTGTCATAATTAATTTGTGTTTTCTCTTTGTTTTCTTTTTTCTAATAAATCTTTAATTCTTTGTCTATTGTTTTCTTCTTTTTGTTCTTCGTGTCCCAAGAATGTTACCGAAGATTCTGTATCGATGTCCAACATCCCATTATCAAACTTACAATTTTCAAAGATAATACCATCATCACCAATTCTTGATTTTGTAATCGCAATTGTTGCTAACTTCATTTCTTTTTGTTGTAATGTTTTTGCCACTGATATAATCACATGACCCACCTGAGCTTTCTTAATAGAACCACCCATTTGGTCTGTTGTTACAACTTCAGCAGAAATAGAACTTCTATTACCTTGTGTTGCTGTCCATCCTACCAAGTTCAATTCGTGACACATTGCTTCAAATGCTCTCATAACTGAACCCTCCGATTTCCATTCATCACCCAAGTTTTTCTCAGGTACAACACAATCGATGTAATCTAATAAAATCATATCAATTTTACATCCATCAGCAATCTTTTTTCTTACAAGATTTTTGATTTGTGTCATTGTCATTGTATCAGAGGGAAGTTTTTCCAAGATAAGTTGATTTTCCATTTTTTGTTCAATCTCCTTAACTCTTGTCATTACTTCTTCCTTCTTATTAGACATATCATCTGGATGGATTTTAGTCCATAATGTAAAATGTTTTCTTTGAATAACCTTGGGATTATCTTCAAAAAATATTTGAAGAATATTATAACCCAAGTTAAATCCGTGGTTGGCAATCTTGGTCAAGAATGTTGATTTACCCACACCTGTTGGTGCTAACACAACACCAATCTCACCCTTAGCTAAACCACCTTTTAATAATCTATCGATACCACCAATACCCATAGGAATTGGGTGTCTAAAATCTTCGTTTAGTACATCATCCAAGTTTGAGAATACACTCAACATTCCGTTTTCATTGATACCCACTTGTAGGGCATCTCTAATCATTTCCTCAAGGGTATCGTAGTTTTCGAACTCACCCCCATCAATTACTTTTTGTGCTTTTGTGATAGCCTTTTGTAACTCTTGTTGTTTACAGAACTTTAACGCTTTCTCTTGAACGAAATCCCCACCAGAGATAGGTGCATCCTTAATTTTCTTAAGTGTGTCAATTACTACTTTAGCAATTTGTTCTTGTTGAAACTCAGATTTTGTGATTTGTTCCAATGTGTCAAAAGTGGGCACTGAGTCCCACTTTTGATTATACTCTTTAATCATCTGTATGATGAGTTTGAAGTATTTGTTTTCGAAATAATTAGGTTCTATTACATCAATTATTGACCTTGAAAAGGTACTATCTACCACAATTTGATTAAGTAGTTGTATCTGAAATGAGCTCCCTAAATAATCAAAATTTTTGTTAGATGACATAGTTTAAATTTGTTGTATGAATAAATATTACACTCTTGTATTAAGTCCAAGATAATCAAAAGAAAGGTCTCTTGCTGAAAATAAACTAGTTAATTCTGATAAAATTCCTTTGATTGTTTGTCTGATGTCAACTGTGTATCTAATCTTTGGAGGGTAGATTTTAGCGTCAAATCTTCTATGACAAAGTAACTTGTCCCCTTGTTTTAAATAAATGTTAAAGTACTCAGGGCCATCTACATAGGAGGTATTAAGGATGTCAGGTTTGTTTGTGATATCATATTGATTCTCCAACAAATAACTCACAGCTTTCATCTTAAGTTGATAATTCAAGTTATGGATTAAATCATCCATATACTCTTTGAAATCAACTGAATTTCTTGCATCAGGATTGTAATCTCTAACATTGAAGTATCTTTGAACTATGATGTTGTCGTTAACCATCATTAAGAACTCCAATTTGGTAATGTCTTGCTCTCTCATTGTGTTTTACTTTTTTGTTTTAAAATTGTGTTTTTCTTTTCTTGTAAGTTTTAAAAAGGGTTTTAAGAAATTAACCCAAGCGTCATCTCCTTTCGGTAAGAACTTAAAAAATCCATCTTCCATCATCATTTTAATTAGATTTCGATGTCCTCTTCCATCAGGGTCAAGTGTTTCTTTATAATAAAGTTCAACCACTTCTCTCCCTTCATCATCAATCAATGGGTTTGACAAATCTACAATCTTTTGGTTAATTTCAAAAAATTCTTCACCATAAATTCCAGTTCTTGTCTTACCTGTCAAAAGATTTTTAAGAGTGTTATTTTCTTTGTCTTCTTTAAGGAGATTTTCTGCCTTGGATAAAATATCGTTAATAGTTACGTCTTGTTCAAGTAGTTCAGGAAATAATTTGAATAAAGTTTTATCACCCAAATAATATATTCCATCAATATTGTCGGATTTATCTCCCGCTAATATTTTATAAACCAAAATATTGTTGTGAGGAATCTCGTGTTCCTTGAGTTTAATTTTATCACCAAAATTATACAATTGTTTGGCTGATGGTGAATAAATGGAAACATTCTTGGATATAAGTTGGGTTAAATCTTTATCTGATGAAAAAATGGTAATCTTCTCGTCAGTTGCTATCTGACAATAATATGCAATCAAGTCATCAGCTTCGTTATTTTCTATGTTCACTTGACGAATAAACATCTCCTCCAAGTATTGTTTTACCCTCTCTTTTTGATAGGTAAATGATTGAACCTTAAACTCGTTAGATTCTTGGATTCTGTTTTCTTTATATTGGGGGTAAATGATTTTTCTCTTACTTGAATTTCCTTCGCCATCCCAAAACACTACCGCCTTGTCAAAGTTATATTCTTCAATGAATCTTCTAATAGTGTTTAGGAAATGCCATATACCCCCAATATGATTACCATTATGATAATAATCTTTCACACCATGGAAACCTATCTTCATGAGGTTGTTTCCATCGACCAATAATGTTCTTGTCATTTAAAATAAACTTAATTGTGTGAACGATTTTTTTACTTCTGTTTGTGAGATATACTCACCCAAAAACTCTGTAAAGATAGCTTCCATTACTGGTACACAAATGGAATTACCAGCTAAAGC